GAGCGCCTTCACTCGGCCGCCTTCCCCGCCCGCCGGGCGTCGATCTTGGCCAGCTTCGCACGCAGCTCGCGGAGCCGTCGCTCGTCCACGCTGTGGAGCGGACGAGTCGCTGCGAGCTGCTCCAGCGCACGGAGGTCCACGCGCCAGCGCTCCTCTCGATCACGCTGGCTCATGCAGCACCGCCCGGCGGATCCATCGGATCGCGGTCGCTCGCGAACATGCGCGCGGCGACGATGATCGCGAAGACGAGCAGCAGCGTCCACGCCATGCCCGACAGCCACGGCACGGGCCGCCCGTCGCAGCCGGAGAGGACGAGCGCGAGGATCACCTGCGCACCCCGCACGCGTCCGCCGCCGGGCACGTCGCAGCCACGGCGATGCAATCCGTGTCGTACGGCAGGCGGCACAGCCAGTCCACACAGGACTCGCCAGCGGGGCCGGCGCCGTGCGCAAACGGGCACGCCATGCGCTCCAGGTTGGCGCACGCGGCCGGGCACGACTGACCCGGCTGCGGCGGAGGAGGAGGCTTGGGCTCGCCGCCGCACCCGGCGACGAGCGCGACGACCGCGAGCATCGTGACGAGAGGAATCCGGTTCATCGCTGGATCTCCGGCAGCCGCGGAACGGCGGTGATGGCGTAGCGGTCGGTCGCGTCGGTGACGGTCTGCCAGGACACGCGCAGGAACCCGCCTGCGTGCCGGCCCTGGCCCCACGAGTTGACGATGATCGCGCCGAAGCGGTCGTACCCGACGACGCAGACCATGTGCCGGCCCTTCGCTGGTCCGGACAGCTCCCACGCCGTGTTGTCGGCGAGCGCGTCCGCCCAGTCGATGAACGCCTGATCGATCGTGATGCCCATCACGCACGGCTGCCGAGCCGCGAGCGCGGACCGCATCTCCGAGGCCGAGAAGATCGGATGCCGCTCGACCTTCGCGGCCTGCGTGATCGCGGCGCGCGCGTCGCTCAGCGGCGGTGCGGTGTACGCGTCGGCCGGCGGCGGCGACTGGCCCTGCCACGGGTAGCCGTAGCGGTTGATCGCCTCCATCGCGAGGTAGGGGTAGGACCCCATGTCGCGGTCGGTCTGGCCCGCCAGGTAGCGCGCCCACCAGTAGATCCACTCCGGATCGGGGAGGCCCGTCTCGGTGAGGCCCATCAGGACCGCGCACATGCGGATCGCCTGCGCGAGCGCGTACGCGACGCAGGACTCCCACGGCTGCCAGAGCACCTCGACGACGGCGCTGCTCAGGTCGACGGCCTCGGGCTGCGGGACGCCGCCGAAGAGGCTCGCGGCGGTCGCGCCACACGGCGTGTCGGCCGGGTCCTGGAGGTAGCCGCACGGCGTAGGAGCCGGCGCGGGGTCGGTGTCTGGAATACGGTCTGTCATCGTTCCCTCACTCCGCGGCTGGATCAGAAATGGTCGCGGGGGCGAACGCCACGCCCTTCGCTCGGGGCTGCTTGCGCGCGAGCTTCGTCCCGTGCTCGTAGGCGTGTGCGATACGGGCGCGGGCGATTGCTGCGTACTCCGCCTCGCGCTCCACACCGATGAAACGCATTCCCTCCAGCGCCGCTGCCTTGCCCGTTGACCCGCTGCCGGTGAACGGGTCCAGGACGATGCCGCCGGGAGGCGTAATCAGCCGCACGAGCCAGCGCATGAGGTCGGTGGGCTTGACCGTCGGGTGAATGTTGGCGCGCACGGGTGTCGACTGGCCGTCGAAGCGGTCGCCCTCCCCGTTCTTCGTGTTCATCGAAGTGCGAGCCGGGCCCGTGGGCATTCCCGCTAGTCCCTCTTCGCGGTCAGAGCGGGAGGCCTTGGCGGTGTAAAAGAAGCGGGAGGCGCTACCGGAGTCGGGCGCGCGAAAGTAGGGACGAGCGGTCTTGGCGTGCAAGGCGTGACCCGTCACCGAGCCCGTCTCCTGGCCTTTCCACTCGCCGCTCTTCAGCGGGCCAGCCTGCGCGTCCAGCAGCGCCACCGCGCAGCCTTCGGAGCACTCCCACGCGGGGATGGTCTCGACGATGCTGCCGATCGATCGGGAGCCGGACATGGTCCCCCACTCGGGGGCGGCATCGGTAGCGGCCGTCTTCACGTTGCCGTCAATGAGGTTCCGCCTGACGCTCCGCGTCCCCACCTCGCGGCAATCCGGATTGTGCGAGAGAGTGAGGTGCGCGGGGAAGCGGCCGGTCACCGTTGCGCCCGTGTACCCATCGCCGCTACCAGGAGACGCATTGAAGGTGCCCGGGGCTGCCCTGGCCGGACCGTTGAAGCGAGCCTCGGTCCCGACCCTGCACCCATCGATGTTGATCGCCCCCGTCCCGTGCCGAAGCACGTTGCCCGCCACGGTCCCGTCAAGCGGCTTGCGTGCCAGGATCCACGGCTCGACGGCGGGCTTTAGCGCGGTGCCCCAGCCTTCCCACTGCGCGGCTTCGGGCGTGGCGGGCGTGGTCACCTCGCACGACAGCGATCGTGGCGCGCTCGTGTTCAGCCCGCCGCTGTACCCGCCATCGTTTGCGAGCGTGTAGCTGCGCTCTCGGACTATTGGCCGCGCTGCCCCCGCGGCCTTGTCGATAGCCTTGCTGACATCCAAGCTCTTCGGAAACCCCTGCCCAAATGCGTGATACACGACGTCGCGGATCTCAAACCCCGCGTCTTCCACAGCGGTCATCGTCCAGTGCGACGTGCGCGGGATGGCCCAGATCAACGCGTGGCCACCGGGCTTCAACACGCGCAGGCACTCCACCATCACGCCGCGGAGCCACGCGATCCACGCGTCGCGCCCGCCCTTGTGATAGTCCCATTCCTTGCCCATGAACGCGATGCCCGCGGGCGGGTCCGTCACGATGGCGTCGACGCTGCAATCGGGAATCGACGGCAGCACCGCGGCGTTGTCGCCGTCGATTACGGCCCAGCGGGCACCTAGGCTGATGACGGTGTCGGCGGTCAATGCCCACCCCGCGCGGCAGCGACCGGGCCCTCGACGCCCGCGAGCACGGCGCCCACGTCGTCGGCGCGCACCGTCAGGTCGCGCCCGCCGATGCGCAGGTGCGCCGCCGCCTTGTCGCGCGCGGGGTCGGTGTCTGGAATACGGTCGGTCATCGTTCCCTCACTCCGCGGCTGGATCAGAAATGGTCGCGGGGGCGAACGCCACGCCCTTCGCTAGGGGCTGCTTGCGCGCGAGCTTCGTCCCGTGCTCGTAGGCGTGTGCGATACGGGCGCGGGCGATTGCTGCGTACTCCGCCTCGCGCTCCACACCGATGAAACGCATTCCCTCCAGCGCCGCAGCCTTGCCCGTTGACCCGCTGCCGGTGAACGGGTCCAGCACGATGCCACCGGGCGGCGTAATCAGCCGTACAAGCCAGCGCATCAGGTCGGTGGGCTTGACCGTAGGGTGAATGTTCGCGCGCGCCTGCCCGCCTCGGTTGCGCGGGTTGTTCGCGCCTGGCGCCTCGGGGTCGCGGGTCTCGTCGCGCTGGCCCGTTGGCATTCCCGCTAGCCCCTCTTCGCGGTCGGAGCGGGATGCTTTCGCTGTGTAGAAGAAGCGGGAGGCGCCGCCGGAATCCTTGCGGACAGGGCGAACAGATCCTTGGCCGGCGGAGCCGCCATAGCCCATGGCAGCGCGTATCGCCCCTCCAGACGGACAGCTCTCCCCACTCTGCGCATCCAGCATCGCCACCGCGCAGCCTTCGGAGCACTCCCACGCGGAGATGGTCTCCATGCCGTCGGCGTCCGCATATCCGACGGTACGACCAAGCATCTTCGTGGACGAGACGGCTACGCGGTCGGGCGACCGGTCCCCAGTCGGCTCGTACGTGGTGCCGGTCGCAACCTTCCGCGTCCCCACCTCGCGGCAATCCGGATTGTGCGAGAGGGTGAGGTGCGCGGGGAAGCGGCCGGTCACCGTTGCGCCCGTGTACCCATCGCCGCTACCAGGAGACGCATTGAAGGTGCCCGGGGCTGCCCTGGCCGGACCGTTGAAGCGAGCCTCGGTCCCGACCCTGCACCCGTCGATGTTGATCGCGCCCGTTCCGTGCTTGAGTACGTTGGCAGCAACGGTGCCGTCGAGAGGCTTGCGCGCCAGGATCCACGGCTCGACGGCAGGCTTTAGCGCCGTGCCCCAGCCTTCCCACTGCGCGGCTTCGGGCGTAGTGGGGTCCCAGCGGGCTCCAGGTGCATTGCGATACACGCCCTGCTTCGATTCGTCCCCACTCGCCTTGAATGCGTGCGACTCGCCATCGCTGGGCAAACCCTGGCCGCTGGCGTCCCTTGCATCCGCGATGTCCCTTGGTGACGATTTCCCGCCAGTGACCACGTGGGCCTCTATCGCCTTGGAAACCGACAAGCTCTTCGGGAATCCCTGCCCAAATGCGTGGTAAACGCAGTCGCGGATCTCAAACCCCGCATCTTCCACCGCCGTCATGGTCCAGTGCGACGTGCGCGGGATGGCCCAGATCAACGCGTGACCGCCGGGCTTCAGCACGCGCAGGCACTCCGCCATCACGCCGCGGAGCCACGCGATCCATGCGTCGCGCCCGCCCTTGTGATGGTCCCAGTCCTTGCCCATGAACGCGATACCAGCGGGCGGGTCCGTCACGATGGCGTCGACGCTGCAATCGGGAATCGACGGCAGCACCGCGGCGTTGTCGCCGTCGATTACGGCCCAGCGGGCACCTAGGCTGATGACGGTGTCGGCGGTCAATGCCCACCCCGCGCGGCAGCGACCGGGCCCTCGACGCCCGCGAGCACGGCGCCCACGTCGTCGGCGCGCACCGTCAGGTCGCGCCCGCCGATGCGCAGGTGCGCCGCCGCCTTGTCGCGCGCGGCGAGCCGCAAGATCTCGAGGATGCGCTCGGCCTGGTCCAGCGCGACGCACACGGGCCCGATCTCCGGCAGCGTCAGCGCGACCGCGGGGCAGACGTGGTCGATCTCGTCGACGACGTGGATCACCTCGGGGCCGTTCGACTTGAGCCACGCGCACCCGAAGACGATCTGC